GCTCTGCCCGAGAAGAAGAACCCCTTCAACAAGCTCACCGTCAAGGGCAGCCAGTTCGAAAAGCCCCTGTTCGAGTTCTCCGGCGCCTGCGCCGGCTGCGGCGAGACGCCCTACATCAAGCTGGTCACCCAGCTGTTCGGCGACCGCATGATGATCGCTAACTCCGCCGGCTGCGCCCATGTGTTCTCCGGCAGCGTGCCCTCCGCGCCTTACTGCAAGAATGAAAAGGGCCGCGGCCCCGCGTGGAACAGCTCCCTGTTTGAAGATACCGGCGAATTCGGTCTGGGCATGTTCCTGGGCACCCGTCAGGTGCAGAAGGAGATGGCCTCTCTGGCCAAGAAGATCCTGGAGCTCCACGCCAGCAGCGAGCTGGATGCGGCGCTGACGGACTGGCTGGACAACCAGATGGTGTCCAAGGGCACCCGCGAGCGCGCGGACCGCGTGATCGCCGCCCCGGAGCCCGCGACGGGGGCGAACCACATCACAAGGGCCGCCCCCGCTGTGAAATACTCTGAAATCATTTGCGCGCTGTCGTATTCAGGAAGTGACAAAAGCCAGCAGACGGACGCACAGAACGAAGTCGACTATGACGCCGTTATCTTTGCCGCGCCCGACCTTCTTGTCCTTCCTGGCGACAGTATATCCCTGAAACGGTTCGGCCGTGAGGACCCGAACAGCCGGCGTCTTCTGGCGTTCCAGGTCGTCGGCCGCCCGGCCGTCTATGCGACCCACCAGGAGATCAAAGTGAAGGACGGTGATCTGGCTTGACCCTGAACAATTTTATCGAAGCGATCGCCGGGAAACTGGCTGGCGTATGGCCTGACCGGAAGGTCTATGTCGACGAAATCCCGAAGGACGCCGACGGCCAGTTCTTCGTCGGCATCATCGAATCGGGCCAGGAAGCCCACCTGGACCGCCGCCGGAAAAGGTCGATCCAGATCGAAGTCCTGTACTTCCTGAAATCGAAGGAGAATATGGAGTTCAACGCCTGGGCCGAAGAAATGTACGACCAGTTCGAAACGCTGACCGTGAAAGAAACGGATCAGAAGACCCGGACGATCCGCCTGACGAACCAGAGAGCCAGACCGGACAAGAACGCCCGCGTCTATCAGTTCACCTTCGACGCAGACTTCTTCTTCGTCCTGACGCCGGCGGAAATCCCCTTCATGGAAAACCTGGGACAAACGGAGGAAATCAAATAATGGCAACCGCAAAGAAGAAGGCCCCGGCCGCAGACCAGGCGGCGGAACCGACCTTCACAAAGGAACAACTGGTCAAATCGAAAACCCTGAACCTTCCCCGTGACGCCGTCGCGGCGATCCTGGAAGACGGGAAGGTCTACACAAAGGACCAGGCCGTCCGCCTGGTTACTGATTTTCTGGAAAGGAAGGTGTAAGTCATGCCTATCGGTGGCGGAACTTTTACCGTACAGAACAAGATTCTTCCCGGCGCGTATATTAACTTCGTCAGCCTGGGAAGCGTCGTAAAAATGGGGACGCGCGGCGTCGCGGCCCTTCCCCTGGAATTGAACTGGGGGCCTGAAAACAAGGTCTTTTCCGTGTATGCGGAGGACTTCAACAAGAACGCCCTGTCCGTGTTCGGCTATGATCCTACGGCGGACGACATTCTTCTTGTCAAAGAAGCATTGAAGCGCGCCAGAACCCTTATGATCTATCGTGTCAATTCCGGCGGCAAGAAGGCGACTGCGACCGTCGGCGGCGTGACCGTTACGGCCGCCTGTGGCGGAACGCGCGGAAATGCGATCAGCGTCGCGATCCTGACCAACGCCGACAACGCGACCAACGTTGACGTCGTAACCTACCTTGACGGAATGGTCATGGATTCCCAGACCGTCGCAAAGGCCACCGGATCGGCCAACCTGAAAGCGAACGACTTCGTCACCTTCGGAAGCGCGTCTTCCCTGACCCCAGCCGTGGCGACCCCGCTGACCGGCGGCACGAACGGAACCGTCAACGGCGCGGCCCACACCGCCGCACTGAACGCCTTCGAAGTGGAATCCTTCAACGTGGTCGGCTACCCTGGGACCGATGAAGAAATCAAGTCCCTGTATGCGACCTTCGTGAAGCGTCTTCGCGACGACGAGGGAAAGAAGATCGTCGGCGTCCTTCACGACTACAAGGGCGACAATATCGGCCTGATCAACGTGAAGAATGGCGTCGTCCTGAACGACGGAACCACCGTGACCGGCGACAAGGCCGTCGCGTGGGTGTCCGGCGCTTCCGCCGGCGCAGAGATCAACGAGAGCCTGACCAATACCGCCTACGACGACGCCGTGGACGTGGACATTAAATATACGAAGTCCCAGTTCGAAGCGGCGATCCAGGCCGGCGAGTTCGTTTTCTATGCCGACTATGGGAAGGCCCGTGTCCTGACCGACATTAACAGCCTGACCAGTTTCGGCGGCGGCGTGACCGAAGACTGGACTTCGAACCGCGTGATCCGCGTCCTGGACGGCTGGGCGAACGACGTCGCCCGAATCTTCGGCGATTCCTATATCGGCAAAGTGACCAACAGCGACACCGGCCGTCAACTGTTCAAGGCTGACCTGGTGTCCCTGGCCTTGCAGTATCAGGACATCGACGCGATCAGCGACTTCGTTTCCGAAGACATTACCATTCAGCAGGGCAACGGAAAACGCGACGTCGCCGTCGACTCCGCCCTGAAACCGAACGACAGTATGGAAAAACTGTATATGACGACTGTCGTCAACTAACGGAAGGAGTGTGAACCGAAATGAAAACCCTGAACGCGCCTGATACCATTTCCGGCAAGGAAGGCCGCGCCTATGCGAAGGTCAACGGCAACAACGAAGAACTGTTCATGTCGAAGACCATTGAAGCGACCGTCGAGAAGTCGAAGTCCGAGGTCAAGGCAATCGGAAAGCGCATGACCGGCCACAAGACCACCGGCGGCAACGGAACCGGGTCCATGACCCTTTACTATCTGACGCCCCTGTTCCGAAACATGGTCAAGACCTGGAAGGAAACCGGCCAGGACATCTATTTCGACATGGTGGTCGAGAATGACGACCAGGAATCTTCCGCCGGGAAACAGTCGGTCCTTCTGATCGGCTGTAACCTGGATTCCGTCGTCCTGGCAAAACTGGACGGCGACAGCGACGATCCCCTGGACGAAGACGTCGACTTCACCTTCGAGGACTTCGACATTCTGACCCCCTTCACCAAGTTCTAATTTGAAAGCGAGGTAAAAAACTATGGGTAAATTGCAAGAGTTCCTTATGGACGCGGAGATCGGCACGACCCAGACGGAAGTCCAGATCGCGCCGTTCCCCTTCCCCTTCGTGATCCGTTCCATTACGGAAGCGGAGAACAAGGCCATTCGAAAGACCTGTCAGAAGGTCGAGTTCGACAAGAAGACCCGCCAGAAGCGAATCGACACCGACACTGACCTTTACAACGCCCGCCTTGTGGCGGCCTGTTGCATTGACCCCAACTTCAAGGACGCCGACTTCCAGGCGAAGAAGGGCGTCCGTGGGGCGGAAGACCTGATCAACCTGGTCCTGAACCCTGGACAGTACACCGATCTTCTTCTGGCCGTCCAGGAAATCAACGGCTTCACTGACGACGTGAACGAGTTGAGGGACGAAGCAAAAAACTAATCACGGGGGGCGGGAATGAGGCGGACGCCGACGGCGAATCGGTGTACGCCCATTACGCCCTCCACCGGCTGAAAATCCTTCCGGGACAACTTCTGGCCCTTCCCAGACGGGAACGGGCCTTCATTTATGCTTCCATAGACCTTCAAATCGAGAAGGAAAAGAAGGAAGCGGCAAAAGCGAAGCGCCGGAAGGGCAAGAAGGGCAGGTGATAAAATGGCCGGCGTATCTACACAGTTTTCGATCCAGGACAGAATGACTTCCCGCCTGAACACCATGATCGGCGCGGCCCAACGCCTGAACCGAACCCTGGACGCAACCGACGCCCTGACGGACACGATCGACCCCGGCGCGCCCCCCCACCG